GTAGTAAGTTGCATGTGGCTTATCAAATACCGCAGAATCTTGCCACGCTGCTCTAGGTAAAGTACCGGTTGTCCATATAGGACGTTTAGGTGATGAGTCAAGATAGTTATAAGTAACTACCCTATCAATTTGATTTGAAGCAGATGTACAATAAAACCAATTCACTTCACCAAACAAATTATTTAAACCTGCATTAATAAGATCTCTAGATGTAGCATTTATATCATCATAGACATGGTCTTCTACAAGACACGGCATTGATTTTAATTGACCATCGTATGTAAAGAAACCATTTTCAGACATCCAATAAGCTGTACCATCAACTTCAATACACGCATTTTTACCAAACAATCCACAGTTAGTACCTACTTGTTCAAAAGCAAATACAAAATCTCCGCCTACAAACTTCATTAAAAATAGTGCAGTGTCGGTCCATACATAAATTGCATCTCTACCTTTAATGGCGCCCATAATTTTAGAACCATCAGCTAATCTTTGTGTACCAGAATTGTTTTCTGCTTTTACTGTGTAAGCATCTGTACCATCAATATTTTCTTGGTCTGAGAAACGTATAAACATATCGTCTTGTGTAGTAGATGAGCCTACAGTTGTTTCTGTACCAAAAAATACTAAGTGTCTATCCGGTGTAGATACCAATACATGACGTGATGCTGTAGGTGCATTTGCTAAAACAGTTGCACGTGTGTTAACAGCTCCTGGCGCAGAAGCGTCCCATTCAAAGCATTTACCATTGTATATAAGTGCAATTAATTTTGTACCATAGTTATCAAGAACCCATAGACCAGGGTCAATTGTAAAGTCAGAGGAAGCTGGATCTCCCCAACCAGCAAAACCAGAAATATCTGTAACTGTAGCACCACTACTATGTCCTGCTTTAGTAGTGCCGTTGACTTCTCTTGCACCACCACTTAAAGTATTTGTTGTAGTATTATTATTTGTAAAACTTATATCTTCTGTACCAATTCTTATTTCACCAGCAGAAGGAAAAGCTGCTGAGTTAGTTAATGGTATATCGGTTACAGTGTCATTAATAGTAGAAGCCAAAGTTGTAGTTGCAGCACCTAAAGAAGTACCACCAAATAAACCAGCACCCCATCCAAATCCACCTAATTGTTGTGATGGCCCTACGTGTTGATAGCATAAAATAGAAGCAGATCCACTACCGGATAAAGGTGTGCCGGTTTCTGTGCTTTCCATTGTAATTGTAAAAGTTGTTACAGTAGGAACTGATGTAACCATGTATTTTATATCTTCAAATGTAGCGTCAGTATAAGTAGATCCTACAGCAGTAACACCGCTTACTGAATCAAACATAACAATATCATCTTCAATTAATCCATGAGTCCCGGTACATGTTACTGTGACTGTTTTTGATGAAGATGTACTTGTAAAAGTTGCACCTGTTAAAGTAGTTCTTATAGGATGTATATCATAATATATACCTCCAGAGTATACATATAAGATTCTATTAGTGCCTATTGCTGCATATTTAATACCAGCATTATCGTCCCAATGATGAATGGCTCTTGCTGCACCTGTTAATTTTGTTTCACCTAATTGTTGCCAGCCCCCTATTTTTTCAGGTGTACCGTATCTAAAACGTACATTATCACCATCAAACCACTGCCCTTCAGCACCGGTCTCTGTGACTTGTTTATTAAATCCTGGAGCAAAGCCTAATTTTTGTAACATATAAAAACCTGTTTATTAGGTGTTATATCAGATTATAGGTGATTTCAATAGATTTTAAGCAGAGGGAATCTGTGGTGGATCATCCCCCTGCAAGCCTAATGTATAGACTATTTTTTAATTTTTGTCAACTTAGCACCCTTAAACCATCCTGGTAAACCTATCATAGGTCTACCATCAAATTCGTTTTGTTTTGCTAATTTAGAATTTTTTTTATTATAATGTAAAAATACTTGACCACAGTTTTTTCCTGTAAAAGGTTCTCTCCAATGTTCTAAATCACAACCAGAATATATTAACATGTCACCTGGTTTTAAATCTACTTTAACACCCGCTCGACCTTCTTTTCCTGTTGGGTCAAGATAGATCGGCCATGGTTCACCACCTAAATTTAATGTAGTTGATATTTCACAAGAATATCTATCTTTGTGTCTAGAAAGTATATCTCCATTTTTATATATTCTTGCATAAGAATAAGTTTCACTTAAATTTAATCCTGTATGTTTTTCCATAACAGGTTTTACTTCTTGTAATAATGTTTCCATAGCTGTGTCACTGTAGTGAGAATAAGTATTAGAAACTTGAGAATCATTCCAAATACCCCAATATTCTGTAAACGGAGAAATATATTTTGAATCAAATAATACTTTAGCTACGTCTCTTTTTTTTAAAAAATACTTATATATAAAATCTGCTAACTCTTTAGATATTGCATTTTTTAAAACACTATATTTATTTTTTTTGAACGACATTTAAAACTCCTTTTGGTATTGCTTGTATGTTCCAGTGTATAAATCTAAAAGGCTCATAACCTAAATCAACTGAATATTGATGTGGCATGTAAGATGGAAAAAACATCATACGGCCTGGTTTTACCGGATAATGAATTTGAGATGAGGCTTTAGTTACTTTTGTTTTATCTTTCTCTGGTAAAAGATTCATAAGATTACCTGGTCTTGGGTCTTCAAATATAGGTGCAGAGGTTTTTTCACTAGCTTTTAAAAAATAAAAACCTGAGATGTGACCATTCCAATGTGTATGTAAAGTATGATGACCACCACCTTTTTTACAAAACTCTTGTACCCAAAGTTCTGTTACAAATAAACTATGTCCTGATAAATCAAAACCCATTTCATCTAATAAATTATGTGCAGTAGCACCAATATAATCTTCTAACTTTTTAAACAAAGGATCACCTATTAAAGTAGTAGAATGAAAAACTTGTCCCATGTCTCCTTTATTACCATACTTTTTGTTTCTATCTTTTATATGTGGTTCAAGATTTAATTTGGATTGTTTAATATATGAATCTGATGCTTTGTTTAACGAATCTACAAATTCTGGTTGATCTGCAAACCATATAGGACATTGAAAAAATTCTTCTCTAGCTAGTTCTTTTGGATATTCTTTTTTCATAATTATTTAAATGGCCATCCTAAATTCCACATGACTAAACTATATCTTGTTCCTTTTTTAACTGGACATACTCTATGCCATACATCAGATGGAAATACAACTATAGAACCTTTTGGTAATATTTCAGTGCATTTTCTAACATCTCTTTTTTTATCAGGATCTGCATCTCTAAAATCAAATTCTAACTCACCACCTGTGTAGTCTTTTGGATCTGATAAAGAACAAGTCACCGATAGTTTTCTTATTTTACCATTTAAATTTTGATCTTGTGGATTATTGTATGAACCTTTCCAGCTATCACAGTGCCAACCATAATATTGATTTTTACTATACTTTGTAAATTGACAAGACTCACTAAAATCCCATTGAAAATTCCAACCAGCGTTTTGATTTGCTTGATGAACATATGGTTGTATTTCTTTATAAATCCATCTTTCATTTAACCAGACTATATTAGAGTCTCTTTTATCTTTTAAATTTTTAACATCTTGTTTTGTTAATTTGTCTTTTGATTGCGCTCCTCCTGTTAAAGCCATTTGATCTTTAATTGAAGATGCATATTTAATTAACTCATCACAAAATCTAGGAGATAATGCAGAGGTAAAATACCAGTAATAGTTTTTTAAATTCATATATCTTTATGAATTAACTATATACTATTATTAAAATAATTAAAGAGTTAAAGTTCCTGTTACAGTAAACTTAGCTGTTTTAGTGCTACCACAAGTAACAATTGAGTTTGCACATGGTGTTACAGCCATAGATGGAGGTGCGTTAGTAACTCTAATTGCAGCAAAACCTGAACCACCTGAACCTGCAGTAGGAGGATCAAAACATCCACCACCGCCACCGCTTCCAGTATTAGCAGTTCCATTACCTGCATTAGTACTTGGGTCAGCACCGTCTCCACCACCAGCTTGTCCATTACCTGGGTTTGGTGATGGTGAGTTTCTAGCTCCACCTCCGCCGCCACCAGCAAAAGCTCCACCATTAGGTAAAGGAACTCCTGGGAAAGATGGTGCCATGTTTTTACCTACTCCACCATTTCCGCCATTATTACTTGGGTCAGAAGAAGCACCAGCACCACCAGAACCACCACCTCCACCGGCAGCTACTGTTCCAGGGTTATTTCCTGGGCCTCCATTATTTCCAAAACCATAAAAAGCACTATATCCAGGTTGAGCAGGTTGAATAGCATTTCCTGCTGATCCAGTTGCTCTATTTCCTCCACCACCAGATCCACCATCTAAACCAGAACAACCTGCACCTTTTCCACCACCTTTAGCAATTAAAAAATTTATACTTGAATCTTCTCCAGTAGTTCTAGCAGCTCCACCACCACCAATTGTAATTGTATTAGTTCCTGTTGATAAAGCTAAACTTCCTGGGTGAAATACTAATCCACCAGCTCCGCCACCACCAAAACCTACATCAAAATTTGTTGGACCACCGCCACCACCACCGCCAGCTATTAATAATATATCTGCGCCAACAGCTGTAGCGTTAGTGTTTGCCCAAGTATCATTTAAAAGTGCTGATCTTACAGAACATAAACTCCATACACCACTTGCTCTTGTTAATTCTTTTACTACTACTATTCCTGAGCCACCGTTAGCTCCGCTAGAAAGTCCACCAGAACCTCCTCCGCCTCCGCCAGTATTTGCTTGACCTGCAGAACCCGCACCACCATCACCACCATTACCACCACCACCAGGTCCACCAGATCCAGGTGCAGCATCATTAGCTCCGCCACCAGTACAAGCTCCACCACCGCCTCCACCACCAGCGTATGTTACAGATGAACCTGTAATAGAATTTGCTGTTCCTGCTCCTCCAGGTCCTGATTGTCCTGGTGCAAAATTAGTTCCTACAGCTCCTGCTCCACCACCGCCACCTGAAGCGTAAACTCCACTACCACCAGGCCTACCACCTGCTCCACCGTCATTACCTTGTGGGGGATTTGTAGGGGGTGTATTACCACAACCTTTTGCATCACCATTACTTGCTGAACCTCCACCACCTCCAGATCCACCAGGCATAGCAGAACAAGAAGCTCCTTTTCTTCCTCCACCTCCACCTGTAGATGTTATTGGATTTGATGGAATAGCTAAAACTGAATCATCTCCTCTATCGCCACCAGAACCTCCTGCTCCTCCAGCACCAACTGTTATAGGATAAGTTGTACCACCACAAACAGAAACACAACTTGCTGTTCTAAAACCTCCAGCTCCACCACCGCCACCACCTTCTGGACCATTACCTCCAGCACCAGATCCGCCTCCAGCAACAACTAGTGCTTCTACTACTCTAGTTCCACTATTTGTAAT